CCCATGCCCCCCAAGGGGGCCGGTTTGCCGAATTTTGGGCGCAATATCCTAAGAAAGTCGGGAAAGGAGCAGCGGAAAAGGCTTTTGAACGCATCAAGCCGGATAAGCAGACCTTTGACCGAATGATGGATGCCATATCTGAACAGAAGCGGAGCCGCCAATGGACGGAGAACAACGGCCAGTACATCCCAAACCCTGCGACATGGCTGAACCAGCGCAGGTGGGAGGACGAGCTTCCGCAGGGGGAAACAGACAATGTGTTCTTGCAAATGCTGCGAGAGGAGGGAGAGCATGACCCGATCTGAAACGCTTGCCGTCATGTCGATCTTGAAGGCCGCATACCCAGGTTATTACCGGGACATGAAACGGCAGGATGCGGAAGCGGTGGTGAACCTGTGGTCGGAAATGCTGGCAGACTACCCGGCTAACCTTGTGGCAGCGGCGGTTAAGTCCCACATTGCCAGTGATCGCAAGGGCTTTCCCCCGCATATTGGGGCTATCATAGCCGCTATTGGTGAGATCAGCAGACCGGCGGAACTCTCCGAGGGCGAAGCATGGGCACTGATTGCAAAGGCCCTGCGGAACAGCGGCTACAACAGCGAGAAAGAGTTTGCAGACCTGCCGGAGAACCTACAACGGTTGGTAGGACACCCCTCCCAGCTGCGGGAATGGGCCAGCATGGACACCGGGACATTGCAGAGCGTGGTGCAGTCCAACTTTATGCGCAGCTACCGGGCAAGGCAGGAGAGCGAGCGCAAAATGCAAGCCCTGCCTGCGGATATCCGGGCGAAGCTGGCCGGTATGGCAGAGGTAAAGCAGCTGCCCAGCTATGACCTGGCGCTGGCGGAGCGGATGATGGAGGAGAATGCGTGAAAATAACAATTCCAGAAATCCCCCCATCGCTGAACAAATACGCTGGTCGTGCGAACGCCTGGGACTACCGGGCAGAAAAGCAGCGCTGGCTGCAGCTGTTTGTTGCATACTGCCCCAAGTGCAAACCAATGGGCAAGGCGGTGGTGACCATCACCTACTACTTTCCCACCCGGCACCGTCATGACCCTGACAACTACAACGGCAAGATGCTGATGGACGGGCTGGTACACCGGGGAGTAATCGCAGACGACAGCTTTGACCATGTCGAGCTGCGGCTGCGTGGGGCATACGACCCCAAAAACCCAAGAACAGAAATTGAAATAGAGGAGGTAACGGATGAAAGTACTTGAATTGTTTGCTGGAACGCGGAGTATAGGGAAAGCGTTTGAAAACAGAGGGCATCAAGTGTTTTCTGTGGAATGGGATAAGAATTTTGAAAACATCGATCTTTATGCAGATATCTTAACAGTCACGACGGATGAAATTCTGAATCGTTTTGGACGCCCGGATGTGATTTGGGCAAGTCCGGACTGTTCCACATTCAGCATTGCTGCTATAAGCCATCACAGGAGAAAAAATCCTGTAACAGGAAACCTTGACCCTGTCAGTGACTATGCAAAATTTTGCGATATGGTAGATCAGCATGTATTACAACTCATCAAGGACATTAAGCCAAGGTTTTGGTTCATCGAAAATCCAAGGGGCGGGATGCGGAAGATGTCATGGATGCAAGGTTTTCCGAGGTACACTGTTACATATTGCCAATACGGGGATACACGAATGAAGCCAACGGATATTTGGACGAACCACCCGGAGCCTAAGTTCAAGCCAATGTGCAAGAATGGGGACCCTTGCCACGAAAGAGCTCCCCGTTCTGCAACTATTCGGGCGATGAAGGCCAAGGGGATTGAAATGGAGGTTGGAGGGACACAGTACGGATTAAAGAATAGCCGTGAAAGAAGCATAATTCCTAAAGCACTGTGCCAGCACATAGTGGATATTTGCGAAGAAGGACTATCAAAGGAGGTACCCTGATGGGGCAGAAGGATGTAGAGCGGGAGAATCCGGTTTTTGAGGGACAAAGTGCCGAGGAATTTATCAAGCGCTGGAACGCTGCCACAAAAGCCATAAAAATGCGCGCAGAGATGGCCGAGCATGAAAAGGTGGTGAGTTATGATGTCATACGATAAAGCGTCTCCTACCGCCAAAATCGGCTGTTCTAATTCAAACGACCCGGAGTTCCTGGAACAACTGGTGCGGGAGGGCAAGACCAACAGGGAGATTTCCTTAATTCTCGATCTTGATTACGGCTATGTGGCCCAAATCTTGTCTCGCTATGGAATCAAGAGAGACCCAAACCGGCCCTGTAAGAGATGCGGAGGGCCGATAGGCAGCACCAACCCCAGGCAGCTGTATTGCAAGGAGTGCCAAAAGGCCATGGACAGCATCCGGGCCCGCAAAAGCAGTATGAAAAAAGCCGAGCCGAAGAAATGCGAATACTGCGGGAAGGAATATTTCGGCCAGCCGGGACAAAAGTACTGCTCAAAGCAATGCTACAAGGACGCGGCGGCAGCCGGTAAGTATAAGCGACCAAAGAATTGGATAAAGCGCCGGGACGGGAAAATCGACATCGAGATAAGAGTTTGCGGCAAAACCACGGAGCGGCGGGAGAGCGTTGACTACTACGAAGCCCGGGGGATTTGGCACCGTGGCTGGATAGGCCGGGGCTACGCAGCGCTGATAACGGTAGATGGCCACAGGCTGGAGACCCTGCCGCAAATAAAGACATTCTTCGGATTTAGGAGGGATTCGCTATGAGGAACTGGATGCCAGCGGCAGTTACGATAATCTTAGTTGCTACCTGCATAATGGTTCTATCGGCTATTTCGGCAGAAAGGTGGAACCATGTGGATGAAATGGCCCAGGCGGAGATGACCGCAGAGGAACAGGAACGCCGGGAGCAGGCAGCCTATTACAAGGGTTGGCAGGACTGCAAGCAATATTATCTTGAGAATTTTGGAGGGTGAGCCAATGACCGTAAAGGACTACTACGAAGTAATCCGGGACATAGACCGGCTGGCTGCTGCCGTTGACGCAGAGGGTGCAGTCACCCTCGACCATGACGATGCGGAGCAGATATGGGCGCTGCTGCTGGACTACAAGGATTTGCTTATGGCACTGGAGGTGGGATGATGTGCAAGTGGATGGAAGATGAAGTCTGTGTAAACAGCGATTGCCCGGCGGTTGCAGATTTTTGCCCCGTAGTAAACCATCCGGGCGTGTGCCGGTACGAGGAAATGGACGAAAACAAAGGCGTGGTTAGAAACGACACTTTGTCGGTAAAGGAGGGATAACATGGATGCTGTGAAGTTTATTGAGGAACGCAATAGAATGTGCGAGAGTTTTGGTGATGGATGTACTGGGTGCCCAGCTTCTAATGCTTGCAAGAATGAGCTATGTTGCGCATTTGATCAAGGGTCAACGCTGGACGCTACGGATCAGGTTGCTATGGTCGAGAATTGGTCTGCTGCACACCCGCGCAAGACACGGCAGAGCGTGTTTCTTGAGCACTGGCCGGATGCGGATATTGACTGTTGTGGCGTGCTGACAATATGCCCCTCTCCAATTTCTACATCGCATAGGAACGCATATGGAGGATGTGCAAACATTGGCGTCAAATGTCCTGACTGCCGCCGCGAGTTTTGGATGCAGGAGGTAGAATAATGGAGGGAAAAGAATCGTTTGTGTTTGAATACACGATGCCATCGCTCGATTGGTACGAAATAATCAAGGTGGAAATCAACCCGGAGAAATTCTATTGCTTTGGGCTCGAATTGAGGTTCGGCAACGATTGGTGGCTTATTGGTATGAATCCGCCTGATTCAAATTCGTCTTTTGACAAATGGTCTGAAATATGCCTCGGAAGGCTTACCCGCAGAGACGCTGCAAGGTTTGCCGTATGGGCAGGCAGAAAGCTCATCAGAATCGGAGCCATAAGCAGAGCGCTTGACCTCGTAAAAGAAATAGAAACGCTGATAGCTTTAATTAAGGAGGTAGAATGATGGAAAATTTGTTGCAAAACATCGCCAGCGTGCTGTGGATTGTGTTAGGCGTGTGCTTTTTCTTTGGACTAAGGAAGTGGGACAAGAGGTTCAGCGAGTTGTATGACGAACTGAAACGGGAGGTAGAGTGATGGAACGACTGACATACCGGCTTAAAACGGGAGAAGTTCTTATGGCAACAGAATACGAAGAAAAGTACACAAAGGATGAGTGGATTGTCATGCTCCAATGCCGCCTTGCCGCCTACGAGGACACGGGACTGACGCCGGAGGAAATTAACGATTTGGCGAGTGTGCGGGAAATATCGCCGGAAGCAGAATACGCCATCAACAAGCACGCCGACAATATCATTGAGCGGCTTGACAAGCTGCTCCACCAGACGGACGACGATGCTCGCCTGCGCGAGCTGGCGGAAGCCGACAAGGACGGTCGGATGGTGGTGCTGCCATGTCAATCAGGAGAGCATGTATTTGCACTGCTTGATGGCCAAAAGCGTGTGCGGGAGTGTGAGGTCAAACACGCGGTTTTGGACGGTTGGCGAAAAATTTTCTATATTGTGCCAGTCGGCGGTCTGGGAGACGCGTATAGCGCGCCATTTGGGGCGTTTGGCAAGACCGTATTCCTGACCCGCGAGGAGGCGGAGAAAGCATTGGAGGCGATGAAGGATGGCTGAATTGAAACGCTGCCCTGAGTGCGGTGGAGTTGCAACCGTTATCCATATGTACGATACTTACGATAGAGCAGACTTTGGGTGGAGCGCCGGTTGTGGGAGATATAGGGCTGGTGATGGCCTCCACACAAAGGAGATGAAAGTATCTGGGCTGCCCAGCAAAGAAAAAGCAATCGAAGCATGGAACAGGATGGTTGACAATGGACGAATATATTAAGCGAGAAACGGCAATTGCCAAGTTGACCGAATTGGAAGTAACTGAACCAAATGCTACAATGGCAGACGCAAAACGAGTGCTGGCAGATATGCCATGTGCTGAGGCAGTATCACTTCACGATATTTACAGAGTTATTGCAGGACATAGTTATTATCATGGCGACCGTATTCTTGCAGCATTGACATGTATCGCAGAAGGAAAAGAAGTGAATCCTGTACTCCCTACCGACCTTGTGCCGGTGGAGAGATGTAAGGACTGCAAGTACAGAGATGGCACGCCGGGGCAGCCGAATATACTTTGTGCGCAGATGCACGAGGACGATTTCTGCAGCTATGGGGAAAGGAAGGAGAGTCGACATTGAACATCAGAGTAGACATTAGACACTGTTGGCTGGGGGACAGATGTATTAACGGCACCTGTCCTGTCGCCAATCGGGAAGAATATGCCGATCGGGGATATGACACTGTGCGCAACTGCTACGAGTGCCCGGAAGAAATGTCCTGCGAAACCTGCTACCACAAGGGCAGCAATTACTGCCAGGAGGAGGGCGTGAAGCAGTCCATTTTGGAAATAGCGGAGGAGGGGGAAACATGATTGACTACAAGCGCATCTGCATTGACGAGCTGAAATGCCACAGCTATAAGCTCCGGTCACTGGAAAACCTGCCGGAAGAAATCCGCCGCTACAATGAGCAGATGGACGGCATCCGGTCCGCTACCAGCGATGCTACACCAGTAAAGGGCGGTGGCTGCGGCCGGGAAGATCATTTGATTAACGCAATCTCCCGCCGGGATGCGCTCTCGGCAAACCTTGCGGTAGTCAAGTGGCAGACTTCCCAAGTGGAGAAAGGACTGGCCTGCCTGACGGGAAAGCAGCGGCGCATCCTTGAGTTGTTCTACATCCGCCGGGAATATGGCTACATACAGAGACTTTGCCAGGAGTTCAACGAGAGCGAACGAGAGGTGTACCGGGATAAGGACGAAGCGCTGATGAGATATGCCCTTTGCCGGTATGGGTTGACGGAGCTGTAAAGATGGCAGAAACATGGCAGAAATAAGATGCATATACAGTGTATACTGATAGTGTGGTAAAACACAGACTTCCCTTGACATTCCTCCTGATGGGGAGCCGGGCCCCTAATCCCGGCAATCTGCTCCCGTAGCTCAATGGTAGAGCGGCTGCCTTGTAAGCAGCGGGTTATAGGTTCAAGCCCTATCGGGTGCTCCACCTTCATGTTTTACCTCCTTTTTACGGGGTCGCCGATGCCCCGTTATCCCATCGGCCGAAGATACATGACCTTCGTAAAAAAGGTGCCACGCTGGCAGGCCGCAAGTTCGCAATAGTCTGCCTTACCAAAAGCAGTCAGAGAGTACCGAAAGGCGCTCTCTTTCTTTATGCCATAAAGGAGGAGATACCTATGGATTTAATAGTCCGCAAAATCCCGCAGAGCGACACCATCAAGGTATATCCGGTATCTGATGTGCATTTGGGCAGCATCCTACATGATAAAGAGGGCTGGCAAGCATTCTGCCGCCGGGTAGAGCGGGAGGACGCTTATCTCATCCTTGGCGGCGATCTCATCAACAACAATACCCGGAACGCGGTTGGAAGCCCCTTTGAGGATTATATCCGCCCGCGGGAGCAGAAAAAGATGATGGTGGAAATGCTAACGCCCATCAAGGATAAGATACTCTGCGCGGTATCCGGTAACCACGAAGCGAGGACAGCCAAGGATACCGACCAAGACATTATGGGCGATATCATGTGCAAGTTGGACATGGAGGACTACTACGCCGAGGATATAGCATTCCTCAAACTGGAGATTGGGCGCAGGGTAACAAGAGATATTCCTATCACCAGCTATACGATGGCTGTTACCCATGGCTCCGGCGGCGGCATTTACACCGGTGCAACGGTCAACCGCAATGAGCGCTTCGGCTACACCATAGAGGGCATTGACGCTCTGATTGTTGGCCATACCCACAAAGGCACCATCAGTAAGCCCAAAAAGATCGTGGTGGACAGTAACAACAATGTTATCCGTACCAAGCAGCTGGTAGTGGTTAGCTGTACTGCATGGCAGCAGTACGGGGGCTACGCAGCCCGGAAGATGCTATTGCCCAGCAGCGAGAGCGACCATGAGCAGCCGCAGACGCTCCTGCTGTGCGGGAACAAGACAGGCACTAAGCGGATAACCACGGTTTGGTAACAATAATTGGTAGCCCGGCATAGTAGACACCGGGAGGGATAGGGCGGGACGAATTTTGAAAGGAGGTGCCGAAGATGGCCAGTGGATGCAGTGCGAAAAGCAAAGAGAACCTGCGCCCATGGAAAAAAGGGCAGAGTGGGAACCCAAGTGGGAGGGCGAAAATCCCCGAAGACGCCAAAGCAATGCTGAAAGCGGCGACTCCTGCGGCAGTCAAGTTGCTGGTGGATACCCTCAACAACACAAATGAGAAAACCGAAACGCGGGTAAAGTGCGCTGAAACCGTACTTGATCGTGTATACGGCAAGGCCAATCAGCCGATTGATCTGGGTGGCGAGATACCCAAAATCGAGATCGTGCTGGGCAATGGCAAGGAGTACGCCAAATGACGGTCAATTTAGGCACACCGAATCCCAAGCAGGAGCAGTTTTTGCTGTCGGAAAAGCGCAGAGTATGCTACGGCGGTGCCAGAGGCGGCGGTAAGAGCTGGGTGGTTCGAGCAAAGGCCACCATGCTTGCCGTTAATTATAGCGGCATCAAGATACTGATCCTGCGCCGCACATATGCCGACCTGTGGCAAAACCATGTGTTGGAACTGCGCAAAGTTTTGGAGCCGGATATAGCAACCTATCGAGACTCGGAAAAGGCGATGATATTCCCAAACGGCAGTCGTATCCGTTTTGGATACTGCTCCGCCGAGGCCGATGTATTGCAGTACCAGGGGCAAGAGTACGACATCATGTTTTTGGACGAGGCCACCCAGTTTACAGAGTTTATGTACAACAACCTTGTGGCCAGTAACCGAGGCGCCAACGACTTCCCCCATCGGATGTATCTGACCTGCAACCCCGGCGGAGTCGGCCATGCGTGGGTCAAGCGCCTGTTTATCGACAGGGACTACATGGCCTCTGAAAACCCAGAAGACTACGAGTTTATCCCGGCCAAGGTGTACGACAACACGGTTTTGGTGGATAAGGACCCAGACTATGTACGGATGCTGGAGACCCTACCGGAAGATATGCGCCGGGCATGGCTGGATGGCGATTGGAATGTGTTTGCAGGTCAGTATTTTGCCGAGTGGCGTGATGATATCCATGTGATAGACCCAATCGAGATACCTGACTGGTGGAGACGCTACTTTGCCATGGACTACGGCTTGGATATGTTGGCCGGATACTGGATCGCCATTGACGGCGAGGGAAACGGCTATGTGTACCGAGAGATATACGAGTCGGGGCTGATTGCATCGGATGCCGCCATGCGTATCAAGGAGGCCAACGGGGACGATAAGATCGAGCAATGGCTTGCACCGCCCGACTTGTGGAACAGGCGTAATGACACAGGCCGCAGCGTGGCAGATATATTTATGGAGCAGGACATCCCGCTGGTCAAGGTGGACAACGACCGTATCAACGGCTGGCAGGATGTACACGAGTGGCTCAAGCCGAGGGACAGCAGAGATATCATAACCGGCGACAAGACGAGGATAGCAGGGCTTCGGTTTTTCCGCAACTGTAAGCAGGTCATCCGCTGTTTGCCGATGGTCCAGTATGATGACCACAAGCCTAACGATGTAGCGACAGAGCCGCACGAGCTGACCCATGCACCTGATGCCATCAGGTATTTTTGCAGCGGGAGACCGTATGCGGGACAGCCGCCGGTTACAAAGTACAAGCTGCCGCCGGAGCTGCGGCAGACCGAAGAACAAGGAGGGTATCAGGTATGGTAAGGCGATGGCTCAAACGCCTGATCCTGTGGGCGTTAGGGGACGACCAGACGGCGCAGGAGCAATATGCAACAAAGATATTCAACGAGTGGCTTAACGGCCCGGAGGATTGATATGAGTGATGTAACCCTGTGGACGCTATACCGAGAGGGTGTAGCGTACCACAACAAGATGGGCTTTAGCACCAAATTCCCGACCTTTGTGCGATTTAAGGAGGGCGACCAGTGGCCACAGGCGACAGAGCGCACCAAAAACCTGCCGAGACCCGTCCTTAACATCGTGGACATGATCGTCCGCAGCAAGCGCTCCAGCGTGCTTGACCAGCCTGTCAGCATCGTCTACAGACAGGGCAGCGCCAGCGGTAACGAAATCCTTGACCAGATGCACCAGGACGCCGCCGAGAACTGCACCGAGTACGCACGGACGATCTGGGACAGAGCCGACATGGACAAACTGTGCAACGAGGCGTGTGACGATGCAGCGACCAACGGCACAGGCATATGGCACTTTTACTGGGACACCAGCGTAACAGGCGACAAATATGTAGGGGAGCTTCGTGGGGAAACCGTGGATGCTCTCAATTTTTTTGTAGCCAACCCGCAGCTCCGGGATGTGCAGAAGCAGGACTACCTAATCATCGCCCAGCGGCTCAAATTGGGCGCTGTACGCAAGATGGCAAAGGACAGGGGATTGCCTGCGGAAAAGGTGGCAAACATCTGCCCCGATGAATTTGAGGATGCAAGCACCTATCAGGCAGAGAGAATCGAGCTGGACGGCAAGGAAAACGAAAAGGTCACGGTGCTGACCAAGTATTACCGCAAGAACGGTGAGGTCGTATTTGACAAAGCGACCCGCAGCGTGGAGATATGCAAAGCAGTACCGCTTACCCCGCAGGGCAGCCCCGTCCGCATCAAGCTGTACCCTGTGGCGGCGCTCAACTGGAAGCTGCGTAAAGCCTGTTTTTACGGCATCGGCGAAATCGAGGGGCTTATCCCCAACCAAAAGCTCATCAACTTTATGTACGGGATGCAGGCGCTGGCCATCCAGCAGATGGGCTTCCCAAAGATCGTGGCAAAGCCCGGTGCTATCAGACAGCCGCTGACAAACGAGCCGGGGGAAATCGTCACCGACTACTCCAACGGCGGGATATCGTACCTGCAGCCTCCGGCGTTTTCGTCTGCTGCTACGCAGGTGAGCAACGACATGATCGACCTTACCCGCGTAGTGACAGGCACGACCGAGGTAACGACCGGCGAGTCCTTGGGTGCAAACATGGCAGCATCCGCAATCATCGCTTTGCAGAACCAAGCGCAGACCCCTGTCAACGAGATTCAGCGCAGATACTGGCACGCAGTAAAAGAGATTGGCCGCATTTGGATGGAGTTTTTCAAAACATATTGCTCCGACAAGCGGGAAATCGTCATTGAGATGGGGGACGAGGTATCCGGCAGAGCATTTACGGGCACTGACTACGCCATGTACGACTTTGACCTGCAGGTGGATGTAGGAGCCTCCTCCGAGTATTCTGCGGTGTTGGCACAGGCCACCTTGGACAAGATGCTTGACCGAGGAGACATTTCCATCGACCAGTACATCGAGCTTTCCGACCCGAATGTAGCTCCATTCAAGGAGAAGTTCAAGCGAATGCGGGAAACCCAGCCGCAAGCGGTTGGAATGCCTGGCGTTCCGGAGGAAGAAGTGAACGGCGTACAGAGCGTTTCCGGCATTGGCGGAGTTCCGCTGCCGGATGTGCCGAAGGCCCCGACCGTCATGGACAAGTTCACAGGAGGTGGCAACAATGCTGTGCCCAAACTGTAAAGCCGAAATGAGGATCACCGGCAAATACCTTACATTCACCGGGGATACCTCTCCAACCACAGAGACAAAAGCGTTTATCAAACTGCAGCTGGAGTGCAAGAACCCCAAATGCACCAACAGGACACCGACCTATGTGACCAACCCCTTGGAGGGATAACCAATTTTTAAGTGGCTGCTAAACGGAACAAACCGAACCTCGCCACAGAAAGGAAATTATGGACGAAGAAATCATGACTGCTGCCAATGAAGATATCGAAGAAGATATCGACTCCTCTCCCGCAGTAGAGGAAACCGAGCCTGTCGAGCAGGAAGAACCTGCGGTACAGGAAGAACCGACCGAGACACAGCGTGTGTCACGGAGAATCAAAGAAGCATCCCAAAAGAGCGTGGACGACTTTATCCGCAGCATGGGCCTGACCAATCATTATGACAATGACAGACCCATCACCACAAAGGCGGAGTATGAAGCCTTTGTTGCGATGCAGCGGCTGGACGAGGACGGCCAAACCGACCCCGTATCAGCTTACCGAAATCAATCCTTGGAAGCGGAGATTACCCGCTTGCGGAGCAATGAGCGCATGAGAGAGCTGGAGGCTGACCCTGTAAGAGGGCAGACATTCACAAAGCTAAAGGACCAAGTGGTTGAATTGATGGACTACTGCACCCAGCAGGGGACGCCCTGCAGCGTGGATGCAGCGTTCAACACAATTTTGGCGAACAGCTATTTTGACCTCGCCAACGATGCTGCAAACAAGGCAAAGGAAGACACGCTCCGAAGAATCAACAACAACGCACAAGCATCTCCCGGAGCATTGACGGGCGAAAGCCCCGAAACCGAAGCCGACTACATGAAGATGTCGGACAAAGACTTTGAAAAGCTGTATCAAGCTGCACTCCGGGGGGAATTAAAAAATTAAGGAGTGTATAAAACTATGGCAACTACTACCCAGACTTACGGTAATCTTACCGCTGAACAGAAAACCTTTTACGACCGCACCCTGCTGTCCCGGCTGCTGCCCAATCTGACCTTCCTCAAGTACGGCCAGAAGCGCCCCATGCCGAAGAACGAGGGTGACACTATCAACTTCCGCCGCTTCAACTCCCTTGATGTCCCTGCTGCATCCCTGACCGAGGGCGTGACCCCTGACGGAGACAACCTGTCCATCACTGCTGTGACCGCTACCGTGGCGCAGGAGGGCAACTGGGTCCGCCTGTCTGACAAGATCAGCATGGTCGGCATCGACCCCGTCCTGACGGAGTCCGCTGCGCTGATGGGCGAAAACGCCGCCAAGACCCTGGAGACCCGCTGCGCGGATGTTATCTTCAAGGGTACTTCCCAGCAGTTTGCTGGCGGC